GAGCCTGCAAAGGCCGAGCCCGTTGCGCCTGAAAGCTACGACCTGAAGATGCCGGAGGGTGTCGAACTCGACAAAGTGGCAGCCGACGAGTTCACCGCCATCGCCAAGGAACTGAAACTCGATCAACCGACAGCGCAAAAGCTGGCCGACGTAGGCGCCAAGATGGCCCAGCGTCAAGCCGAAGCCCATGCAAAGCTGGTTGAGTCGTGGACTGAGCAAGTCAAAACCGACAAAGACATCGGCGGCGACAAGTTCACCGAGAACCTGGCCGTGGCCCGCAAAGCGCTTGAAACCTTCGGTACGCCCGAACTGCGTGACGTTTTGAACGCCACCGGCCTGGGCAACCACCCCGAGGTGATTCGCGCGTTTTACAAAGCAGGCAAGGCCATCAGTGATGACTCGTTTGTCAAAGGCGCACAGGGTGGCGGCGAGACAGACATCGCCCGCAAACTTTTCCCATCTATGAACTGAAAGGTACTTGAATCATGCCCGCACTTTCCGCTAATAACCCCACGCTGTTGGACGTTGCACGACGCACCGACCCCAACGGCTCTATCGCTTCCATCGTTGAACTGCTGAACCAGACCAACGAAATCCTGGACGACATGACGTTCGTTGAGGGCAACCTGCCAACTGGCAATAAAACGACCGTTCGCACCGGCCTGCCTTCGCCAACCTGGCGCAAGCTGTACGGCGGCGTGCAACCCGGCAAGTCCACCACCGCGCAGGTCACTGACTCGTGCGGTATGCTGGAAGCCTACGCCGAAATCGACCGCGCGCTGGCCGACCTGAACGGCAACACCGCAGCGTTCCGCCTGTCCGAGGACACCGCCTACATCGAGGGCATGTCTCAGACCATGGCGCAGACGCTGTTCTACGGCAACGAAGGCACCACGCCCGAAGCCTTCACCGGCTTGGCCCCACGCTTCAACAGCTTGTCCGCGCAAAACGCCGACAACATCGTGAACGCTGGCGGCACCGGATCTGACAACACATCCATCTGGCTGTGCGTGTGGGGCCCGCAGACCGGCTTTGGCATCTACCCGAAGGGCTCGCAGGGCGGGCTGTCGATGACCGACAAGGGACAGGTGACCATCGAGAACGTGGACGGTGCAGGTGGACGCATGGAAGCCTACCGCACGCACTACCGCTGGGACGCTGGCCTGACGATCCGCGACTGGCGTTACTTCGTGCGCATCCCGAACATCGACGTGTCCGACCTCGATACCTTGGCCAACACCAAGAACCTGATCAACTGGATGATCGCCGCAAGCGAACGCATCCCTTCGTTTGGTAAGGGCCGCGCCTGCTGGTACGTGAACCGCACCATCCGCGAAAAACTGCGCTTCGGCATTTTGGAAAAGGTCAGCAGCAACCTGTCATGGGAAACCGTGGAAGGCAAGCGCGTTATGACTTTTGACGACATCCCGGTCAAGCGCGTGGACGCCCTGATCAACACCGAGGCCCGCGTGGTCTGAGCCTGAAAGGAACCTGAAAAATGATCATCGACAAACGAAACGAGTTTTGCGACAACGTGTTGCTGAACACGGGTGCCGCTGGCACCTACCTGCTGGGCGACCAGATCGACCTTGTGTCTCCTGGTACTGTGGTTTCCCCCGGCCCCATGGGCGCGGTTGACGAACTGTACCTGGTGATTCTGGCCACGGTCGGCATCACCGCTGGCTCTGCTGGCACGGTGTCTTTCTCGCTGGCGTCTGACGACAGCGCGACTATCGCCACCAACGGCACGGCCACGGTGCATTTCACCACTCGCGCCTTCCCAACCAGCACCACCCCTATCGCCGCGGGTACGGTATTGGCCTGCGTGAAGTTGCCTGTTGGGTTCAACTACGAGCGTTTCCTGGGCATTCTCCAGACCACCGGCACCGCAGCTATCACCGCTGGCCGTATCGACGCATTCCTCACGCCTGACCCGGCGCTGTGGGCTGCTTACGATAGCCCGCCTCAACTGTAATTGAGGTAAGCCCATGAAAGTCATTGCGACCAAAATGGGCTTCTTCGGAAGCCTTCGCCAGCCGGGTGAATCCTTCGACGTGCCCGACGGGTCGAAGGCTTCCTGGTATGCGCCAGCAGACGCTGCGCCAAAGCAGGCCAAACCTGCCAAGGCCAAGGACGAACCGAAAGCCCTGAGCGAACTAGCTCGCGGTAGTGGTAAGACCTTCAACGAGGTCCACGATAAAAATGACCTAGCCTGACAAGGCGGCAACGACAAACCCGCTTCGGCGGGTTTTTCTTCGCGTATCCGTGTGGCGCTCGCCGCTGCCTACACTGGCACCAATATCTCGAAAGGGCCATTAAAAATGACCACCATCATTCTCGAAGAAACAAACGACACAAGCGGCACCGGTAAAAAATCCCTGCTGCGCGGTTTCAACGGCGCGGCAGCAGTCTCGGCGGCCAATATCACCGGAAAATTTCGAGAGGCGTTTGAGACATACGACCCCGTGGCGGGGGGCCGTTGGGTTGAAAGCAAGGCCGCTGGTGACCTGATTTTTATTGATGGTAACGCTGCCGCCGCTAGCTATCTCGTCCTGAGTAAAGACCCACTTACCGCTGGCACCGAATCCATCATCGAGATAGCCGCATCCCGCTACTTTACTCTGCCAACAGAGATTGCGTTCGGGGCGTCCATGTCCCAGCGCACTTTAGGTCAAGAATTCTCGGTTGAAGCGGTGGACGCGGGCGGGACGCTGGAGGACGTAGCCGACATCGCTATCGCCAGCATAACGCAGGCCACTACGACGCTGACCATTGATACCGTGAGCCCTCACGGCCTGAGTATCGGCAAAAGCATTGGCATGTACGGATGCTCAAACCCTGTTGCAAATTACCCCGCGCTGGTGGTTGCAAGCGTCCCAAGCCCCACGCAAATTACTTGCACAGCCGGACCTGGGGGCACCATCGCGTCGCAAACGATTACCAACCCCGCGGGCGCAAAGGGTTCTATCTACTTCCGGCAGCGCATGGGGCGCGCTCGCAACGGTGTCTCGCAGATTTTTGAGAACGCCACGGCCACAAACGCCAGCCTTTACATCCGGTCAGAGTCGGGCGACGCACTGCCGAGCGGAACCATTACGGGCTCCCATTCAGTTACCGTTGGAACAACAGCACCCGTCCAACTGGTTAACAGCCCGTACACCTACGCTTTCGGCGCGACAACCGAATACCGGTTGTTGCTTCAGTCCGACCGAGTGCAGTGGGCTGACGCCGCCGTTGACGCAACGGCGCAGATGACGACCCGCGCAACACGCACCCAGGTTTGTCCTGACCCGGAGGAAACCTACAAACTGCGGTTCCGCGCGGCAAACAATAAGTCCATGACAGCGCCGGTGGCGCAAATAGTTACCGCGGTCAAAACAGGCACCACGACCGCAACAATCACCACCGACGTGCCTCACGGCTTGGTGGCGAACGACCCCGTGGTTGTTTATGGTATCCGCGCCCAAGGTGCAACAGAGTTTCCTAACCTGTTGACCGCCACAGCCGTAGCGTCGGTGGTTGATGCGACCACCTTTACCATCGTAATCGGAACCGCAGGAACCATTACAAGCTATGGCGGCTATGTCGCCAAGGTGCAGGGCGGAAACTTGATGTCGGCGCTGGGGGCCAACGCCGTGGTGGCTCAGTCCGCGGTTCTATCCACCCTGGCAGACGGCACCCGCCAGCTTGTACTGACGGGTAACACCAACTGGGCGGGGTTGAGCATTGGCGACATGGTGAACCTTGTCGGGTGCCGAAACGCAACCGACGGCGGCACGCTCGCCGTGGACGGCCCGTGGAAGGTCGCCAACAGCGTGACCACTGCGCTCACGTTGGTGCTGCCGTTTGCGGGCCACCGAACCCTGCCCGCTGATTTCGGTTCTACTAACTGCGGTGGCGCGATTATCAAGCGCACTTGTCTGCGCGTGTCTTTTGTTCGCGTGTTTGGTTACGAGCGCCTGCGCGTCGAAGGGCTCGCCCGCCCGGCGTCTGACGCCGCCGCCGCGCTGCCTGTGACTGTTCAAAACACGGTAGCTACAACCATGACCAGCACAAACGTGGCTGGAACTGTTGCGGTTGACGCCGCCATCGGGAACCCTGTCACCATCGGGCTGCGCGCGTCAAACGCCAACATAACGGCGATGAGCGCTACCGGCGACAGCGTGGCGCAGTTGGGGACAATGATTGGCGCCGCCATCGTAAAACCCTACGCCTTGCCCGAAGCTGAGTGGGCTTTCACTAGCGCGCTGACCGCTACTACAGACGTTGCCATTCGGGCCGCCGCTGGCGCTGGCCTCAAGAACCATGTCACTTGGGTGCAGGCCACCAACACCGGAGCATCCGCTGTTGGTGTCCTGTTGCGGGACGGGACGACGACGCGCCTTAACATCACCATCCCAGCCGGGGCTTCGGAGGAGTTTTCTCTGCCAACAGGAATTCCTTTAACCGCCAACACTGCACTAAACGTGCAGCTTTCCGCGGCGGGCACGGTGCAATTCAACGCCCTGGGTTACACCGCCCCGTAAGGAGTCGTCATGAAGCTAACCGCAACAGTGATAGAGGTTGCACCGCATGGTGTACATACCGTCGTTCGTTTCCAGTTGGCCGGGTCAGACGGCACCGCCACCACCGGAGACTGTTTTAACGTAGTTACGGGGGACTGCGCGGGGTACGAGGTAGGGCAGGTTTTTACTTTCACGCTCTAACGTATCCGTCAAACCTGATGGCCTCCATAAACTGGAGGGCATCGGAGAAACCGCATGCCGTCCATCGTCCAAATTTGCAACATGGCCCTAAGCCACATTGGTTCGGAGGCGCGCGTCGCCAGCTTGAGCCCCCCGGACGGCAGCGCCGAGGCGGGCTACTGCGCCGCGTTCTACGACCAGGCGCGCACCGAGATGATTGAGGCTGGCCAGTGGAACTTCGCGCTCAAGCGCGCCACGTTGGCCGAGGTCACGAACGCCAGCACCACCTGGGCCTACGCCTACGCGCTGCCGTCCGATTGCTTGCGCGCCCTGCGCATCATGCGCCCTGGCGTGGGTTTGACGGTGTTCACCGAGGACCAGGTGGAGTACAGCCCCAACGACGGCGACACAGCGGAGTTCACCATCGAGGGTGATGTGGCCTACACCAACGAACCCGAGGCGGTGCTGCTGTACCTGCGCGACGTGACCGACCCCAACAGTTTCACGCCCAGCTTTACGGGCGCACTGTCGTACATGCTGGCCGCGTACCTGGCAGGCCCCATCATCAAGGGCAGCGAGGGCCTGCGCGTGGCCGACGGCATGCGCGAGCGGGCCACGGCTATGGGCGGGGCGGCAGCGGCGACCAATGCTAACGCAGCGGGTGGCACCAACGAGTTCACCCCGTCACAACATCGGGCGCGCTGATGGCAGTCAAAAACATTTGGCGCAGTTTCGCGGGCGGCGAGATTGCCCCCGAACTGGCGGGCCGCCTTGACCTGACCAAGTACCAGACCGGCCTGAGTCTGTGCCGCAACTTCATCACGTTACCCCACGGGCCCGCCGCGCGCCGCCCTGGGTTTGAGTACGTACAGTTGGCGGGCGACTACAACCGCAAGGTGCGCCTGATTCCGTTTTGCTTCAGCGCGGACCAGACCGCCGTGCTGGAGTTCGGCCACCTTTATGTCCGGTTCTACGTGAACGGCGGCACCGTCGTGCGTTCGCCTGTCACCATATCGTCTATCACCGGCAACACCGTGGTGACCGCTACCGCGCACGGTTGCGTCACGGGCGAGTTTGCCTACATCGGCAACGATTATTGCGCCGTCACCGTGGTGAACACGACGACCATCACGGTAACCAACGTCTGGAACGCGCCGATAACACCCGTCGGCCCGACTCTGCGCCGTGTGTACGTTATCGCGTCCCCCTACACCGAGAACGACCTGGCCGATTTGCACTACACGCAATCCGCCGACGTGGTGACACTGACCCACCCCAACTACGCCGCGCGCGAACTGCGCCGCCTTGCTGCCGACAGTTGGGAACTGACCGCTATCAATTTTGCACCGACGATGACCCCACCCACGATGGCCGCCCTGACGGTCAACGGCAGTGCGGGCACGTCCAACGGCCAGACGTACTACTACGTGGCCACCTCGGTGGCAAAGGATGGCGTCACTGAATCGCTGGCGTCTGCCCCCACCAGTGGGTACAACAACCTGGGCAACACCGGCAACAGCAACACCGTCACGATCAACGGGGTGAGCGGGGCCGACAGGTACAACGTGTACAAGAAACGCGGCGGGTCTTACGGGTTCATCGGACAGGTGCGCCAGACCCCAAGCTCTACGCTAGCAATCAGCGGAATATCACGCCTAAGCGACGACAAAACCGTCACAGTCAACACCGCCACCGCGCACGGGCGCTCCACGGGGGATTTTGTCGGTATCGCAAACACTGGCGTGCCCAGCTTTCACGGGTATTGGGCTGTCACCGTGGTGGACTCGGACACGTTCACCTACGAGTCAAACAGTAATTCGTTTGCGGTATCCAGCACCGGCACGGTCATTGTCGGCGCGCTGTCGCTGGTGGATGACAACATCCTGCCAGACACCACGCAGACCCCGCCCGAAAACCTGATCGAGCTAAACGTCGAAACAGGCAACTACCCCACCGCTGTGACTTACCATGAACAACGCCGCTGGTTCGCGGGTACGCTGCTCAAGCCCCAGGTGCTGTGGGCTACCCGCACGGGCACCGAGTCGAACCTGACCAGTTCCCTGCCGTCGCGCGACGCGGACGGCATCGAAGTGCGTCTGGTGTCCCCGCAGTACAACGCCATTCGCCACCTAGTGCCGCTGGCCGACTTGATCGCGTTCACGGCAGGGGGCGAGTTCCGCATCTTCGCGGACAGCGCGCCCGCCATCACGCCCACGTCCATGACAATCAAGCCCCAGGGCTACAGTGGCGCGAACAACGTGCAGCCCGCCGTCACCAGCGGTTCGGTGCTGTACGTGCAGGCGCAGGGCTCGCGCGTGCGCGAGCTGGCCTACAACTGGGAGAGCAACGCTTACCGATCCGTGGACGTGTCCATCATGGCCCCGCATCGGTTCAACGGCTACACGATCACAGACCTGGCCTACTGCCGTGCGCCGGATCAAATACTCTGGGCAATACGCGACGACGGCACGCTGATGGGGTTGAGCTATGTGCCCGACCAGCAGGTCTATGGTTGGCACGCGCACGACACGACCGACGGCGGTTTTGAGT